TAAATAAAAACGTAGTTATCATTCCAAACGGCCTCGACCCAGCCGACCCGCAATGGCAAATAACACGTGAGCCGTCAGACGAAATGCGTTTTGGTTACGTTGCAGGCATAAGCCACCTTCCAGACCTTACGCAAAACAATATAGACCTTTCAACGGTTGAATCCTACGTTGCCGATATTGGTGGCTACGTTGAAGCCAGCCGAGCAAGATACAAGCTCCAAACAATGCCCCCGAACGAATACGGGGCAATGTACCAAGCGTTTGACGTTGCACTTGCTCCACTTATCCCAAGTGAGTTTAATCGCTGCAAATCAAACCTAAAGATGGTTGAGGCGGGATTCGCTGGTTGTGCGTTAATTATTAGTGACGTAGCACCTTACGCCCAACACCTAACGGACAAGAACTGCGTAAAGGTTGCCCATAAAGGCGACTGGAACAAAGCGATACGAGAACTAACCAAAGAGAAGGCGTTTGATATTGCGATGCAACTGCACGATGATATGACAACCAACTTCAATATACACGACTTTAACGACATTCGTTTAGAACGCCTGCTGAAATGAAACACTACCAAGAAATAGACGGCTGGTTTAACCACGAAGCAGCATACGACTACCTAATAGCACAAATGCCAGAAGGAGGTATATTCGTTGAGCTTGGTGCTTGGCTCGGCAAGTCCTCGGCCTACCTATGCGACAAAGCAACAGACAAACAAATAACAATCATTGACACTTGGAAGGGTTCACCAAACGAACTCACCACAACACACAAGCTGGCAACAGAGGTAGACATCTATCAAATGTTCAAATCCAATATGGGAGACCGCAAATACAAATCCATTAAGGCCACTTCTAAAACTGCTTCCAAGAAGTTTGCAGACGAATCCTTGGACGTTGTGTTTATCGACCTAACGCATACCTACGAAGCCGTAAAGGAGGATATTGCCCTATGGCTACCCAAAGTAAAGAAAGGCGGATATTTAGCAGGAGACGACTACCACCAAAACTGGCAGGGAGTAATTCAAGCAGTAGACGAGTCGCTACCAAGCCGTACCTTGGTTGGTGACTGCTGGTTGTATTGTAAATAAAATTAAAAGGAATGCAAATAGTACCAATTACCCAAGTGGTTCCCAATACGAGCAACCCACGAATTATCAAAGATGATAAATTCAAAAAGCTCGTAAAGTCAATCAAGGAGTTCCCCGAAATGCTAAACCTGCGCCCTATTGTTGTTGACAAGGATATGGTCGTACTCGGTGGGAATATGCGATTAAAGGCGTGCCAAGCCGCAGGGCTTAAAGAGGTGCCGATTATTGTTGCCGACCAGTTAACACCAGAGCAACAGGCGGAGTTTATCATTAAGGATAACGTGGGCTTCGGTGAATGGGACTGGGATATTTTAGCGAATGAATGGGATGCTGCTTTAATGACTGACTGGGGCTTGGATATTGGCGGCTTCGACTTGAAGGCGGAGGAGTTCGGAGAGGAGTTTTCGCTACCCGATGGGGATAAGTCACCCTTCCAGCAAATGACCTTTACGCTTGCGGACGAGCAAGCAGAGCAGATAAAGACCGCTATTGCGGATATAAAAGCAACAGACGACTACAAATACTGCGAAACCTTTGGTAACGAGAACTCAAATGGAAATGCACTCTATTTAATTATTATGCAATGGGCAGAGCAAAGGAAATAGTCGTTAAGGTAATCCCAGCAAAGATTGCCAACGAGTTTGTAAAGAAGCATCACTACTCTGGAAAGGTTGTTGCAAATAGTAATTTGCACTTTGGTTGTTTTTTAGACGGAAAACTACACGGGGTTATGAGCTACGGGAGCCCATTGGATAAAAGTAAAATACTGGGAATTGTGGCAGATACGGGCTGGAACGAAATGTTAGAATTAAACCGTATGGCCTTTGACGACTACCTTCCAAGGTATTCAGAAAGCAGGTGTATTGCAATTAGTATTAAACTAATTAAAAAGAATGCTCCACAAATAAAATGGATTTTAAGTTTTAGCGATGGCACACAGTGTGGCGATGGTACAATTTATAGAGCAAGCGGTTTTATTCTAACAAACATTAGAGAAAATAATACATTGTTTGTTTTTCCAAATGGAGAGCGTATTGCAGGAATGACAATAGAAGCTAATTGGGATTTGCCGCAAATAAAAAAAATATGCAGGGATTTGGGGTTGGAGCATAAATATAGAACGAGGAACGATTGGAAGAAATTAGGAGCAAAACCTTTGCCAGGCTTCCAACTACGTTACATTTACCTAATAGACAAGACTTGTAAAATAACTGTTCCTATTATACCATTTAGCAAAATAGATGAAATGGGCGCAGGTATGTACAAGGGGCAAAAAATACCCCCCCAAGAAAGGAGGGCCACTTTGAGCGAGGGGGTCGACTCGAACGCCACTTCTTGATTGGAATACCAAGCGTGCAACCATTACACTTCCCTCGCAGATGAAACAAATATAAAACAAAGATTTAGATGGACAAAACTGTACAGCATAAAAAGGCAATGCTCGATGCGTTGGAAAAATCGTTGGGGGTAGTTACCTCGGCTTGCAAGACGGTTGGCATTGGAAGGACTACACACTACCTTTGGATGGATAGCGACCCAGAATACAAAGCAGCAGTCGATTCAATCGCAGACGTTGCTATTGACTTTGCGGAAAGCCAACTACACAAACAAATCAAAGAGGGTAACTCCACCGCCACCATTTTCTTTCTAAAGACCAAGGGCAAGAAGCGTGGCTACATTGAGCGTCAAGAGATTGACGCCGTAGGCGGTAAGTTGTTCCAAATAGAGGTACTTGGAGAAGATACGAACGAATAAGGTATTTAACCACCTAAAACACAGCGACAAGAAGATTGTCGTTGAGCAAGGCGGTACACGGAGTGGGAAAACTTACAATATCCTGCTCTGGATTATTTTTGAATATACCTACCGAAATACAGGCAAGACCATCACCATTTGCCGTAAGTCGTTCCCCTCGCTTCGGGCTTCGGTTATGCGTGACTTTCTCGACATACTACGTGCCTACGAATTGTACAACGAGGAATACCATAACAAGTCAAGCAACGAATACCACCTAAACGGAAACCTTGTTGAGTTTATTTCCCTTGACCAACCGCAAAAGATACGGGGGCGTAAACGGAACTTGCTTTACATAAACGAGGGTAACGAGTTGTTTTACGAGGATTGGCAGCAGTTGGTATTCCGTACCGATGGGCGTATCATTATTGACTACAACCCCTCCGATTCGTTTCACTGGATTTACGACCGAGTTATACCCCGTGAGGATTGCGACTTTTACCAAACAACATATAGGGACAACCCATTTCTCGACAAGTCGATTGTAGACGAAATAGAACGCCTACGAGATACGGACGAGGATTACTGGCGTATCTATGGCTTGGGGGAGCGTGGAATGTCCAGAGCAACCATCTTTCAATTCGGACAAGCAGAAATACCAAAAGAAGCAAAATTGCTTAGTTATGGACTTGACTTTGGTTACACCAACGACCCAACAGCACTTGTGGCCGTTTACCAGTTGGAAAACAACTTATACCTTGACGAACTTGTTTACCGAACTGGACTCACGAACAGGGACATCCACTCCCATTTTCAGTCGTTCAGTTTAGACAGGCGAGACGAAATCTTTGCCGATAGCGCAGAGCCAAAGTCTATTGACGAGCTGCACCGCTTCGGTTGGAACGTAAAGCCAACTGTAAAGGGAGCCGATTCGGTTAATGCTGGTATTGATATTCTAAAACGGCATAAGTTATTCGTAACCCCACGGAGCAGCAACCTAATCAAAGAACTCCAGAATTACAAGTGGGTTGAAGACAAGAACGGAAACCTGCTTAATAAGCCGATAGACGCATTCAACCACGGAATTGATGCTGCACGTTATGCAGTAGCAAATAAGCTCTCTAAACCTAACTATGGTCGTTACAACGTCCGATGAGTTATTTACCTATGGAACTGAAATTAGTAGTACCTACGTCACTTGACGAAATTACGTTGGAGCAATACCAACGCTTCGCCCGCATTGAGGGAGACGAGGAATTTCGCCAAAAGAAGATGCTTGAAATCTTTTGCCAAGTTCCGTTCTCGGAGTTACCAAAGGTTCGCCTTGTGGACGCTAACAACGTCCTAACCGTATTAAGCAAGACGCTAAACCAAAAGCCAGACCTTACCAAGTTCTTCGAGCTGAAGGGAACCAAATACGGATTCATTCCTGCGCTCAACGATATTTCATTGGGTGAGTTTGTAGACCTTGACAACTATATGAAGGATTGGGCCACAATGCACCGAGCAATGGCGGTATTGTACCGACCCGTCACCAAAGAGAAAGGCGAACGTTACGACATTGAGGACTACACCCCAGACGAAGGCAGGGAGGAACTGTTTAAGCAAATGCCCGTATCGGTTGCCTTGGGTGCGATGGTTTTTTTTTATCGTTTAGGGAACGTATTAGCGCAACATACACTAAACTCTTTAGCGAAGGAAGCGAAGACATCTATACAAGAGAAGCGCAGTTTGGACAACGATGGGGATGGTATTCCAGCATCTATGCTTTGGCTACAGGAGACCTCACAAAATTTGAAG